CTCTATTTTTTCTGGCGTACTGCATTTAAGTGAGAAATGCCTTGTTCCAGCATTTGTTAGATATGTGCAAGGCGGAAAAGCAATAATCATATCCCATTTGCCTATTAAATGGTGCATATCTCCATTAACTGTTTGAAAGTCACAGTTTCCATTTAATAATGATAATACATCATCTTGTATGTGCCATTCCGGATATCCACCACTGCAAGGCTCAATGTCACACGAATATGCTTCGTGTCCTAATTTTCTAAATTCAATACAAACTCTCTGACTTTCTTCGCAAGCAACTAATACTTTCATTCTCTTAATCTCCTTTTCCGTTTTTAATCTCGTTATTGTACGGTTAAACCGGCATTTAATTTCAGGTTATCTTACTTATGTCTTTGACAAACAATTCATGTTCTGTCATATACTTTTCTACTTCCATAAGCATATTTTTATTGAAATGCCTGACAAGTGTAATCTCACCATCTGAATATTTAACCCATAATTCTGAAATAAAGTCTATCTCCCAATCACGAAGATAACATTTATCGTCTTTTCTTATGTCACATACTTCTTTTATAAAACCATCCAATCTGTGTAGTCCTTGATGTATGGGATATTCATCGTGACGATATTTTCCATCGCTACCTATCCAATCAGTTTCTACATACCACTTTCCACATTTCATATCTTGAAGTTGATGTAACAAGTTTGACATATTTTCAGCACTTGCAATACATTCGGTATACATTATACTTGGAATCCCATTGTGCATGGCACCTATATAATCCGTATCAGAATTTAAGATGTAATACACTAATGGACTTTTTTGTAACATTAGATATATCATTTCGTTTTCCTTTCTCCGCTAAAAGTTAATTTACTGTATTTCTACCTTCTTTAATTCTTCTGCTACCGAATTAACAAACGTCATTATGCTTGAAAAAGCTATATTAGTGTTTGCATTGTTAGATTTACAGTCCATAAGCCATTTTTCTTCAAATAAAACCTTTTCTCGAATATATGCTGCCAAATCATCAATACCTTTACAGTACATTTCATGGGCAACTCCGTCATGTATTTCCCTGATTATCTCGGTTAGGTTGGGATTGTTTTCATTGCTCATAATATTTACCTCTCCAAAATCATATTTCATTACATTTATGCAAGACATATTACACAATGTCTTACATAAAAAGTGCCTGCAACCCTAGTAAATACGCTATGTCTTACATTTTTACATTTTTTCAGCACATACATAAAAAATATTTATAATTAGATTTTAGAGTCGGCTAATAAAAAATCTCTTATATAATATATATATTATGTAAGTTATGTAAAAATGTAAGACATTATATAATAATAGCCTTCAAAGCCTTGATTTTACTAGGTTTCTAATGTCTTACATTTTGTCTTACATTTTTTCTATAATGTAAGTTTTTGTTGCTCAAACTCAAACGGCACGTCCAATACCTGCTCAAATTCTTTAGGCAACTGTATCTTTACATATCTACCCATGATGCCGTTTACCCTTGTCTGGTGTGAATATCTTCCTGCAGTGTTCTTGATTATATAACCCATTTTGTCCCAGCCTTTCTTAAGTGATCCAAAATCAAAATTCATCTTTGCAAGTTCCTGCTCAAGCACCTGTTTATTAATCGTTGCTACGTCATCAGCAATACGCCCCCAAGCGTCGGGAGAAAACTCATTAAACTTGTTTATATTTCTGCTTATCAGTGACACAAGCTCATCATACGCCCTGTCTTCAATCCTAACTGCGCTCTCTGGTATTAAATATTGCTTTACGTCATTAATACTTAACGGCTCATCCTTAAATATACACTCACACGCCAACTTATCTGCAAGTAACATAAGTGCCATTGATAACGCCTGTTTATCCGTCGTGTCAGTAGCGTCTAAAACGCCCTTAAATAGCTCTTTGTATTCGTCAACGATACTTTGCTTGTCTGCATCAATTAAGCCGCGTAAATGGGCAATAAATAGCTTTCCTGCATAGCCATAATTAGCCTTAACAAGGTTAGCGGTATAATTGCCGTCTTTTATAATCTTACTGTCGCACTCAATCTCAATAACCCTGTTCTTAACACCGCCACCACTTACGCCCTTAGTTATTGGTTCTTCCCCGGTAAATATAAAGCTATTTCTCCAAGTCTTTGTCTGTTCAACACCGCCCTTTGATTTTGCCCTGCCCCTGTCTATACCTTCTGCAAGGTACATCACAAGCGCATCATACGTGCCCCAGTTAGTCTTAATCTGCTGAAGTTCATCAGCACAAAACGGTATGTTATATAAAAAGCAGGCAGTACGTGCCATTGCGTTGGCAGTCATGTTCATTGTACGTGTTAAGCAACCCATATCGGGATTACCCCATATACTGCTTGCTACCATAAGCGATACAGTCTTACCAAATCCAGTAGTACCCCATAAGTGCAGTATAAATGGCAACGCACCTACGACCTCAATTAATGGGCTTGCAAATGACGCCGCAAGCATAAGTCGAATATTTATGTCTTTTCTAAGCTCCGTTACGTGCTCAAGCCAGTCAACAAAATCACCTTGCGCCCTTACGTTGTCGTATATGCTCTTAAAATCAATATCGCCGTCATACTTAACGCTTTCGTTGTATGGTATAAAGTCGCCATCTATCCAGCCCAAACGACCTATGCTTCTGTATAGTGGTATTTCCTGCGCATTAAGGCTTATGACGTCGCTCATATACCTTACTAGATCCTTTGCGCTTTCACTCGTAACAAGTACGCCTCTGTCCGCTAACTGCACTATGCTTGTCTTATTTAATACAGTGCCTGCATCAACTGTAATCTCACGCCAGCGTCCGTCCTTAAAAAACGCAAGTTTTACCTTCTCAGTATCAGTGTCAATATTTATAAATCTTTCAACCGGCATTATAGGGTGTGGGCACGCCGTTGTTGTAATCGGTACGCCCTGCGCCGTTATGTCGCTTAATATAACGCCTAAATCATTAGCAATCCAGCGTCCGCAATTAAGCGTCAAGGGTGCGTCCGTAAATTCTGTTTTATTACTATTGTCCTGCTTGCGCAACTGTACGCTCTTAGTGATCCATGCCTTAAGCAAGTTATTAAATTCTCTTAACCTGCCTACTTCTTGACACTTTCGCCTTACCGCTTCAATAAACTGCGTGCGCTCTAATATATCCTCAGTTTCGATAATCTCAAAAAATAAATCGTCTTCAAAACTGCCAGTCCTATTAATTCGCTCAATCAGCCCTTCTTTCATATTTGCTCAACTCCTTCTTGTACTTATCTATGACGTTTTTATGATGTATCGTAAACGATACATTATCTGCGTCATATAAGTCAATATAAAATTCCAACTCAGTAAGCCCATGTAATGCCCAAATATGCCGTTCATCACTATAAGGGTATATATTTATAGCCTCGTTCATTAAACGGTGCATATCAGCTAAAATAAAGCCTGTCTCGCGCACTTCTGCGTCTATCTTGTCAGCTTCATGTGTACGCGCGTCCTTCCTGTCTTGTCTTAACTTAAAATCTTTTTTGTTTTTGCAATTTGACCTGTATTCAAAATGCTTAGCAAACTTGTCTCGCATACTGTTGCTATTGCGTATATCATTTTTATATTTCAACCTTGCTTCACGTTCTGCCTTATAGTCTGCTTCTGTTTCAATATCAAGCCCGAACTCTTTTATAAGCACTTTGCACGCCTCAAAATTGCTAATGTTTAAGTATCTTGCAGTAAAGGTTATTAAGTCTCCACCTGCGCCACATACAAAACAGTGAAAATAGTCATTTTTTATGCTGGCACTAGGGTTGTGGTCAAAGTGGAAAGGGCACACGAACCGATGTGCCCTATTCACCCTATACCCGAAGTGCTCAACGACTTGACATATATTAAGTCTTGATTTAACTTCGCTGAATATATCCATTAACTACACCTCTTAGCAGAATGGTAAATCCTCATCGATACCTTCGGGTATGTTTACAAATCCGTCTGGTGCGTTTGTGTCTGCACCTTCAAGTGTCCTTTTGTTTGGCACTTTTGCGT